TATGTGGTAGCGATGGACTTCAACTTGAGCCCCAAGAGAGTAAGCGAAATCGGGCTGGACGGATGGCTTCCAGCTTGGCGCAGGTTTGGACGAAAAGCAAACAACTAAAAGGACGGAACATGATGCGCAACGAAACCGATTACCTTATCTCGGATCTGCTCGCCAGTTGGCACAAATGGGCCTCCGGATGGTCTGGAGTGGCCTCGCACGGCTCCTGCGCCATGTTCACAGGGGTGCGCAGCTCCAGGCAGTGGGATAGCGCCAATGACGTTGTGGACGGATCATTGCACAACGACCAGATGAAGGCGCTGGACTTCATCGTCATGGAGATGGACCCCATCCACCGCACGGCAATCCAGATCAAGGCGCGCAACCTGGCAACTGGCGCGAACGTCTGGAGTAGCCCAAGACTGCCAAAAGACCCAGAGGAGCGCGCTGTTTTGATGCTGGAGGCGGTCAATGCGCTGACAAAGCGCATGTTTGCGGCAGGAATGGTGTAACTCTCCGACGAACGGTAGCATTTAATGCTTGACGATGGCTGAGAACTATGCAGAATATCGCGTGTGGGGCGTAGCTGTCTCCAAAATTTGTCAAAACGCATGCTGATTAAGCGCCGTAGTAAGTGAGCCACTGCCTCTGGAGTCCCGGGGGAATGAGTTGCAACCTCTGGCAATACTCGGGGAGTCAGCAGCCGTTTTGGTGAATGCGCAGTAATGCGCAGCGGGCTTTTGTTTCGCCCTTTCAAGCAAGCCCGTCTTGGTGGATCACCAAATTAACAGATGCCGCTTAGTGCCTGTGACGGGCGCAAGCGCACCATCCCAGCACATGTAAGCTGGTGACAGCCGGAAAGACGGCACCAATTCAAGCCCCGACGCAGCAACGCGCCGGGGCTTTTTCGTTTCCGCCCCAGCCAGACCCGCCAGACACACTCACTGACGCGCTGGATCGTTCTGCGTCTGGGGCACCTAATTGGCAATCCGCCAATGTCAACGACCCTGAGGGGTCAGAAAGAGTGATATGCAAAACCCAAATAGCCCTTTGGCGACTGAGTACAAGGTTCGCCCGGTGGTTCGCTACCTGATTACGCGCTATGAGCCGTTCTGGAGCCATGAGCCTGGTTGTGGTGGCATGAACGGCAGTCAGAAATTCTGTGAGGTCGAATCTGAGGCTGCGGCCGAAGAATTGGCGCGGCTGCTGAACGACGGCGAGGCCCAGCGGGTAGCCGGCGTCATGGTGCAGCCATTCTCGAGCCAATCTTTGGCGGAAAAGGCGATGCAGGCCGCCCAAGATTGCGCCGTACTTGCCGCCGAAGCTGGTTATGCGAGCGGCTCCAATCGGATGAACAGCGCCGCAACAGTCGTTTGACAACTTTCTCCTTGGCTCGCAAAGAGCCTTAGCCCCCCGCGCTGACCATCGGCCCGGGGGCTTTTTTATTTCAACCCACAAGGCGCAGATATGGGCAACCCCATTGAAGTGAACAACCATGGCAGGACGCCCGAGCAAGTACAAGCCTGAATTCGCAGAGCAAGCTGCAAAGCTGTGCGCGTTAGGGGCGACAGATGCCCAATTGGCTGACTTTTTCGCGGTTTCGGTGTCCACGGTCAACTTGTGGAAGGTGACGCACAAGGAATTTTCGGAGTCCATAAAGGTTCCGAAGGCCACGGCAGATGAGAGGATCGAGCAAAGCCTGTATCGCCGGGCTATGGGTTATGAGCATGACGAGGTGGATATCCGGGTGATTGACCATGCCCTGGTGCAGACGCCAATCCGCAAGTACTACCCGCCAGACAGCACGGCCCTGATTTTCTGGTTGAAAAACCGCAAGCCGGCCGAGTGGCGCGACAAGATAGAGCAGGAGCATTCCGGCGCGCTGACAGTGGAAATCACCCGCTTTGGCCCTGATGCATAGCGATCTGCCCGTTTCTGCGGCTCAGGCCAGGCGAGAGGGCGTCAAGACGTATTTCACAGCCAAGCCATGCAAGCGCGGGCATGTAGCCGTGCGGTTCGCGTCCACGGCTTCTTGCTCTGAGTGCATGAAGATGCATTTTGGCGCATGGCGGGAGAAAAATATTGACCGCGATAGGCAGGCTTCGCGTGATTGGCAGAAAAACAACCGCGATAGGGTGATTGCCTCAATTGCTCAGTACGAGTCTGCCAAAGATCAGAGAACGCCGCCTTGGGCTGATTTGGAGGCCATTGCCAACGTGTATTCAGCGGCTCAAGGGCTGACAAGGGCGACCGGCGTTGCTCATCATGTTGACCACATTGTCCCGCTGCGTGGTCGGCTGGTTAGCGGCCTTCATGTGCATTACAACCTGCAGGCAATCCCTGCTCTGGACAACAAGAAGAAGTCAAACAGCTTTACGGTTGGGTAATGAAGATCAAGTTGCCCAATGGGTGGCGCCCGCGCCCGTATCAGATGGCCGCGTGGACATATCTGGAGCAGGGCGGTAAACATGCGGAGCTTATATGGCATCGCCGTTCGGGCAAGGACGAAATAGCGCTTCATAGGACAGCGTGCGCTGCATTTGAAAGACAAGCAACTTATTGGCATTTATTGCTCGAAGCCGCGCAGGCCCGTAAGGCCATCTGGGAGGCGATCAATCCCCACAGCGGCAAGCGGCGGATAGACGAGGCGTTCCCCCATGAATTGAGGGCGAACACCAAAGATCAGGAAATGATGATCCGGTTTGTCAACGGGTCAACGTGGCAGGTTTTGGGCAGTGATAACTACAACAGCCTGGTCGGCTCGCCCCCGGCTGGCGTGGTGTTCTCTGAGTGGGCATTGGCCAACCCGTCTGCAAGGGCGTATCTCAGGCCCATCTTTGCCGAGAACAACGGCTGGCAGATGTACATCACGACGCCACGGGGCAAGAACCATGCGTTCAAGACCTACGAGGCTGGCAGGAAAGACCCGAACACCTTTGCGCAGAAGCTGACGGCTTATGACACCGGGTCGATTACACCCGAGCGGCTCGCGGCTGAAAAGCAGGCCTATATAGACGATTACGGGGTAGATCAGGGTACATCGCTGTTTGAACAGGAATACCTGTGCAGCTTTGACGCCGCTTTGCTGGGTGCGTTTTACGGCAGGGAGATGCGGGAGGCTGAAGAGGGCGGGCGCATTCGGCTGGTGCCATGGGATCCGGAGTATCTAGTACACACGGCTTGGGACTTAGGCTTCAGTGATGACACCAGTATTTGGTTCTATCAGGTGGTGGCCGGCGAGATACGAGTTTTGGCCTATTACGGCGGGTCCGGCCTGTCCATGGATGACTACATCGATGTGGTCAAGGCCAAGCCCTACAAATACGGTTTGCACTGGCTACCGCACGACGCAAGAGCTAAGACGCTGGCCTCTGGTGGCAAGTCGATACAGGAAATGGCGTGGAAGGCCTTTGGCACTGGGAATGTGCGGATCGTACCCATGCTGAGCGTACAGGACGGCATCCAGGCGGCGCGGGCCATGTTGCCCTATTGCGTGTTTGACGAAGCGCAGACGGAAGAGGGCGTGAACGGGCTCAAACAGTATCAGCGCGAGTGGGACGACGACAAGAAGATGTTTCGGGACAAGCCCCGGCACGACTGGGCATCCAACCCGTCAGACGCATTCCGGATGCTGGCGATTGCGTGGCGCGAGGAATACAAGCCGCCGCAAGGCCCAACGGTGATCAAGTTCCCACAGCACCGAACCATCAACGAAATCATGGACAGGCAGCGCAGACGGCGCGAAGAAGGCGAATAAATGGCATCACTCACCGAGCAAGTACAGGAAAACGTCCGCGCACTCACAAGCACGGTCGGCATGTACAACGAGGATTGGCACGCCCTGTTTGATCTGAAAACCATTGCGGCCGGCCAGTGGGGTGAGCGGTTGCTCGCTTACTACAACCTCACGCAGTCAGGCGCCCAAACCGTCAGCGCGGCCCATAACTTCTACCTGCAGAACCCCTCTGCCATCGTATGACCGATTCAAACGCCAATAGCTTGGAGAAACCCAGTGATCTGGGCAAGTCTCCCGAAGCTATCGCACGCCGCTGGAAGCTGGAGCTAAAGCTCGCGGACAAGCGTGAATCGCCCTGGCGCAAGAAGTCGGCTGATATCTACAAGCTGTACACGCCAGAGACGCCGGCAACGAACAGCTTCGGCATTCTGTGGACAAACACCGAAACCCTGCGCCAGTCGGTCTATAACTCGCTGCCGCAGCCAGACGCACGCCGCAGGTATCAGGACGAAGACCCGCTGGGCAAGGCCGTTGCCGAGGTCATGACACGTTCGCTGGAGTTCTGCCAGGACGTGTACGACTTCGATAGCGTCCTCAAGGCTGACGTTCTGTCCATGCTGCTGCCAGGTCGGGCTGTATCGCGCATTCGGTACATCCCGGACATTCGCCAAGTGGGCGAAGAGGGCGCGACCGAAAAGGAAGGCGACGAACTGCAGGAGACCGAGGCCTACGAGGTAATCGAGTGGGAACAGGTCATTGCGGAGAACGTCCAATACGACGACTTCCGCATCCTGTGCGCTGCCAAGACTTGGGAGCAGGTAACGGCCATTGGCTTTCGTCATCGCTTCACCCGTGAAGACTGTGTAGAAAAGTTCGGCGAGGAAATCGGTAACGCAATCACGCTTGATTCGGCTGATGATGAGGATGTGAAGACGTCGAAGGACTGCGAGGACCTGTTCAAGACGGCCGAAATCTGGGAAATCTGGGACAAGGACGAAAAAGAGGTTATCTGGATCTGCAAGACCTATGCGAACCCCTGCAAGGTGCAGGACGACCCGCTCAAGCTGTCTGGCTTCTTCCCAGTTCCCAAGCCGCTGTATGCGATTGAGAACAACCAGACGCTGATTCCGGCCCCGCTGTACACGCAGTATGAGCAGCAGGCCAAAGAGCTGAACAAGATCAGCGGGCGCATCAACAAGCTGGTGGACGCGCTGAAGGTTCGGGGTATTTATGACTCCACACTGGGCGAGCTGTCCCAGTTGATGAAGGCTGCAGACAATGAGTTGATTGCCGGGTCAAACGTGACGGCCCTGCTGGACCGTGGCGGCCTGGACAAGGCTATATGGATGATGCCCATTGAAATGGCCGCAAAGGTCATTGGTGAGCTGTACATCCAACGCGACGCCTGCAAGCAAATCATCTACGAAATCACCGGCATTGCGGACATTATGCGCAGCGCCAGCGACCCGGCAGAGACATTCGGGGCGCAGAAGATCAAAACCCAGTGGGGCACACAGCGCCTGCAACGCATGCAGCGGGAGGTGCAGCGCTACATCCGCGACCTGATCCGCCTCAAGGCTGAAATCATCGCCGAGAAGTTCCAGCCCGAGACGCTGGAGCAAATGACGCTGGTTCAACTGCCGCACCAGGCCGAGCTAGACGCCGAAAAGCTGCGCCTGGAGCAGATGGGCCAGCAATACCAGCAGCAGGCAATGCTGGCGCAGCAGCAGGGCCAACAGCCACCGCCGCCACCGCCCGAGCTGGAGAAGCTCAAGCAGCCCATGCCCATATCTTGGGAGAAGGTTGTGGAGGCCATGCGGTCAGATGCGACCCGGACCTATCGCATCGATATCGAGACAGACAGCACGCTTTCTGCCACGCAAGATGACGATATGCAGGGCTTGCAGCAAGTGCTCAAGGGCCTTGCTGATCTGATGATGGCGTTCGGCCCAGCTGTACAGCAGGGTGCCATGGATGTTGGCATGCTGAAAGAGCTGATGCTAGTCGTTTGCCGCCGCGCCAAGATGGGCACTGCGGTTGAGGACGTGATTAGCAAGATGAAGCAGCCGCCACCGCCCAAAGATCCCGAGGCCGGAAAGATCGAGGCCATGAAGGCGCTGGAGCAGTTCAAAGGCGAGCTGACCCTCAAAATTGAGCAGGCCAAGCTGGCAAGCAAGCAACAGGCGGATCAGTTTGACTCGCAACTCAAGGCCCAGGTGGAGACGGCCAAGCAGGAATCGCAAGCCCAGCAGAACCAGCACCAACAGGCGCTTGAGTCGCAACGGGCTCAAGAGCAGGCACGCATTGATGCAGCCCTGGAGCAGCAGCGCATGGGCTTCGATGAGCGCATGGCCGCAATGGATGCCGACGTGAAAATGGCTCTTGAACACATCAAGAACGCCGGGAAGATGGAAGTCGCATTGGTGGGGCAAGAAACCACGCTTGCATCGGCCCAGATCAGCGCGGACAAACCGGAGCCAGCAAATGCCAGTGTTTGAGGCTGTGTGCTTGAAGTGCGGCAAGTACCACGAGTACATCCGCCCCGTTTCGCAGTATCTTGACACGCCTGAATGCTGCGGCGCCAAAACCGACAAGCGCCTTTTGTCCGCACCGATGATGCGCGCCGACATCCAGCCGTGGGATGCCTATCAGTCCCCAGCCACTGGAAAGATGATTACCAGCTACGCCCAGCGCCGCGCCGATATGAAGGCCGCAGGCTGCAGGGACTGGGAAGGCATGGCCAACGAAAAGCAGCACGCCCAACGACAGAAACAGTACGCCGAGGCCGAGCAAGACGCCAAGCTGGACACAACTGTCCGCACCGCATGGGCTCAGCTATCCCCTGAAAAGAAAGCCGCTGCACTCGCAGCATAAGGAAACACCATGGCATTTACCGAAGCCGCATTAGTCGCACAGCTTGACTCAACAGGCGGTGGCAGAACTATCGTGTTGGAGACGTTCAACCCGTTTTCCGCAACGATTACTGATATCTACGCCGTCGGCGTGATTGCGCCATATGCCGGCCGCTCGCGCTGGGTGCAAGTTGCACAGACCAACACCGCCGCGCAAGCAGCGGCAGTCATTCAAGCCGCGCTGACCGCCTAACAGTCAACGCACCACCACCAAGCCCCTTTCTAGGGGCTTTTTTTATGTCTGGAGTTTTTCAATGCAGCTAGAAGACCAAGGGGCAACCCCCGAAGTTGAGCAAGTAATCGACCCCGTAACAACCGAGCAGCAAGCGCCCGAAGCGCCTGTCTCGATTGACGACACCATCCGCAACACGCTGTCTGAAATCCGGGCGCGTGGCGAAGGCGGCGAGGTCGGCAAGCCAGAAACACCAGACACGCCAGAAGAAAAGGCGCAGCGCATCCGTGATGAGCAGGGCAAGTTTGCCAAGGGCGCGCCTCCATCGCCAGACGACGCGGCTGCAGGCGCTCCAGCAGCACCAGCGCCCGGTCCACTGGATGCCGCACCGAATACGTGGAAGAAGGAAGTCGCCGCCAATTGGGCAACCTATCCGCCAGAACTGCGCGCTGAAGTGCTGCGCCGTGAGGCAGATTTTCACAAGGGCATTGAGGGCTACCGGGCTGCGGCAGGGTTCGGCCAAGCGATGGAGCGGGCGATCACGCCCTACGCCCAGACCATCCAAAGCCTTGGCATCACGGCAGACAAGGCCGTTAGCGAGCTGATGGCGGCAGATCACAAGCTGCGCTACGGATCGCCACAGGAAAAGACAGCTTATTTCGCACAACTTGCGCAGACCTACGGCATTGATATGACCGCCGTGCAGCAAGTTGAACAAACACAGATTGACCCGAACATTGCCGCGCTGCAACAGCAAGTCCAGCGCCTGTCCGGGTTCATCGAAAACCAGCAATCACAGGGAAAGCAGCAGGAAGAGGCGGCGCTCAACAGCGAAATCGAGTCCTTCAAAGCCGACCCAAAACATAGTCATTTCGAGAGTGTCAAGGGGCACATGGCCGCGCTTCTACAAGCCGGCCAAGCCTCCAGCCTCGCGGATGCCTATGAGCAAGCCATCTACGCCAACCCGACTACCCGAGCCCTAGTCCTTGCTCAACAGCAGGCAGAGCAGCGAGCCGCAGCGGCAGCGAAGGCGACGGCGGCAAAGACAGCGGCAAGCGTTAACACGCGTCCCCGTGCGTCGATGCCGGTTTCACAGCCCATAGGTTCTATGGAAGACACCATCCGGGCGACTCTGCGCAACTTGCAGAACGCCTAAATCACTTAAAGGAGCCATCAATGGCATCACCAGGTCAAGGCTATGCAGCTGGCGCCTTCAATGTGTTCTCGGAGCTGGTCACAACCACGTTTCGCAACCACTCGAAGGAAGTCGCTGACAACATCAGCAACCACAACGCGCTCTACCGCAAACTGACAGGCGAAGGAAAAGTTCGCCTCGAAGACGGCGGTCTGAGCATTGTCCAACCGCTGGAATACGCCAGCAACAGCACCTATCAGCGCTACTCCGGCTATGACGTGCTGAACATCGCAGCTGTGGACGTTCTGTCCGCTGCTGAATTCCCGTGGCGCCAAGTCGCGGTCAACCTCGCAGTTTCCGGTCTGGAAATGCGGACCAACAGCGGCGAGAACCGCATTATCAACTTCGTCAAGGCGAAGGTGAAAAATGCCCAGCACTCGTTTGCCAACGGCCTGTCTACCGACCTGTACAGCGACGGCACCGCAGCGAACCAGATCAACGGCCTCCAAGCCCTGATCGCAGACGCCGGCACCGGCACTGTGGGCGGTATCAACTCCAGC